ACAGAGGGTATTGCTCGCCGTGATGAAGTCAAAAACAAGTTGGCATTGTGGCAACAAAAGAAAGCCGAATACACGCAACGCGCCGGTGAACGGGGAAAATTATTGCAGCAATGCAAATCGGAAAAGCAAGACCTTGAGCGTGAGCTTTTACAAATTAAACAGTTAGATCTTTTCGTGAACTTATAACCGCACAATCTTTTAGAATGTGCGGTTTTTTATTGGAGCAAATATGCCAAAAAAACTACCGGATAAAATGACCGCACTTTTGCCTGAATTAGAGCAAGGTGCGCTTATTGAATTGTGGGATATTGATTTACGCCATATTACTCCGACTAATGGTTCTAATACTGCAGGTGAATTATACCGATTTCACAACGGTTTAAACCAAGGGCGAACCAATATTTGGTGGCAGGGTAATGAGTATCAAGCCTATCCAATTAAAGCAGATGGATTTGAAATTAGTGGGCAAGGGCCTAGCTCTCGTCCAACATTAACAGTATCTAACCTATATGGAATCATTACTGGTATTGCGGTTAATTTAGGGCAAGGCGTTGGCGGTAAAGTAACTCGTAGATTGGTTTATGCGCAGTTTCTTGATGCTCGCAACTTTACTGGTGGTAAAAATGCTCAGGCAGATCCTACACAAGAAGCGGTTAGTTATTACATCATTGAGCAATTAAAAAGCCTTGATGATAAACAAGCTACTTTTGAACTGGCATCACCTGCAGAAACGGATAACGCAAAAATCCCGCTATTAATGATTACATCGGACGTTTGTATTTGGCAATATCGTTCACCTCAATGTGGTTATACAGGCGGCCCTGTTGCCGATGAATTTGATAAACCAACAAACGACCGTAATAAAGACAAATGTTCGCATTGTATCCGTGGTTGTAAATTGAGATTTGGCGAGAATGCCGTGTTACCGTTTGGCGGTTTCCCAAGTACAACTCAGTATGGGAATTGATCATGATTATTCCAGATAAATTAAAAAAAGAAATACTGTCGCACGCTAAAAGTACAGAGCCACAAGAATGTTGTGGCTTTGTTGTATTTAAAGACGGTTTTTCTTACATCCCTTGCGAAAATATCTCACACGATCCAGTTAATTTTTTTGAAATATCGGCAGATGATTTTATTCTTGCTGAAGAACGTGGTGTCATTGTAGCGTTGGTGCATTCTCACCCTGATTCTGCTTTTGAAAAAGGATTGCCATATTTATCCATTGCTGACAGAGAATGTCAGGTTAGAACACTGCTAGATTTTTGGCTGGTGGTGGATGACGATATTAAACAGTTCCGTGCTATTTCACCGCTGATTGGTCGCCAATTTGAAAACAATAAACAAGATTGCCGAAATATCATTCTTGATTGTTATATGTTGGCTGGTATTGAATTGCCCGATCAATCCACTTACGAATTTGAATGGTTTGAGCATTCCAATTTATATGAAGAAGGCTTGGCTCGTTGTGGATTTGAAAAAATTCCTTTTGATGAAGAACCGCAGCTTGGCGATGTGATTTTAATTAAAGTAGGTGCAAGTTTCGCTAATCACGCAGGAGTGTATCTAGGTGATCAGATGATGGTTCATCATAGTGAAAGTCGTCTCTCTGCACGTGTACCTTATGATGGTTTTTGGCTTAATTCAACGCATTCAATTTGGAGACATTCAGAATGGCAAAAATTACATTTCATGGCAATCTTAAACGATTTAGCGATGAACCATTCGAGCTTGATGTAAGTAACTTTAGAGAGTTAATGAGTGGATTAATCACTCAAGTTCAAGGACTAAGATCGCATCTTAGCAAAGGGTATTACAAGGTTAGAATTGGTAGAAAGTATATAAGCAATGAACAATTAAAAAATAACCCAATAATTGATCTTGATGATAAATCCTCCGTACATTTTACGCCAGTTATTACTGGTGCTGGTAAAGCAGCAGGTATAATTCAAGTAGTTGTTGGGGTTGTATTAATTGCTGTTGCGTGGTGGAGCCCGGCAGGTTGGTCAGCTGGTGGGATAATGATAGCTGGAGCAATGGGAGCATCACTTGCCATATCTGGCGCTATATCTCTTTTAACGAGACCGCCAGATATGGGGAGTGGTGCTAATGAAAGTGAAAAGAAACAAAGCACATCATTTAGCAATCTTCGTAACTTAACTCCACAAGGGAGACCTATTCCGTTATTGTACGGAAAAATGATGACCAGCCTTATACTTGTTTCCCAAGGGATAGAAACTTTTGACGATCATCAATAACATCACAAATAAATTTAACCGGTTATAGGCACTGCTTATAGGCGGTTTTCTTTTAAAGAGGTATTTATGGGCGGTAAAAAACAAGGCTCAGCGCGCACACCACATGAGGCACCTGATAGCCTTCGTTCTTCACAACGATTACGTGCTATTGGTTTAATCTCTCTTGGTCCAATCAAAGGTCCAGCCAATAAATGGAAATCGACTTACTTTGACAATACGCCAATCCAAAATGCAAACGGTGTTGATGATAATGATGAGTCAAGTTTCAATTTCAAAAACACAGAGATAGCATATACACTCGGCACGCAGGATCAAATGCCGCTACAAGGCTTTGAAATGTCAGAGCGTGAAGTATCAGTTGGCGCTGAAATTAAAAATGTTACCCCTGTAACAAGAACTGTCATTGATCCTGATGTGACACGTCTCAGAATCACATGTGGTGTAAGTGCGTTATTTTCTCAAAATGATAATGGTGATACAGAGGGAACATCTGTATCACTTGAAATCTTAATCAATGGACTCCCCAGAGCAGTAAAAAATATTAGTGGTAAATCATCATCTCGTTTTTATCGCAGTTATATCATTGATAATTTACCGCCTAAACCATTTACCATTACAGTCAAAAGATTAACGGCCGATAGTAAATCACAGCGGTTACAGAATGGCACTCACTGGGTCAGCTATACAGAAATCATTGATACCAAACTGTCATACCCAAACATGGCACTAATTGGTATTAAAACGGATTCTCGCTATAACCCAAATTTTCCTAATGTGAATCTATTGCTTTATGGCAGACTAGTTAAAGTACCAAGCACATATAATCCTGAAACAAGAACGTACGCTCCGGGCATTTGGCGCGGTGACTGGAAAGAAGAGTGGACGGATAACCCCGCATGGATTTTTTACGACTTAGTCACTAATTCTTTAGCTGGATTAGGTAAACGAATTGGTGAATATGGATTAGATAAGTTTCAGCTGTATCAAATTGCAAAATACTGTGATGAATTAGTCGATGATGGATATGGTGGCAAAGAACCACGAATGGTATCTAATCTATGGATTACAGAACAGCGTGATGCCTATAACGTGCTATCAGACATGGCATCTGTTTTCCGCTCTATTGCAGTGTGGAATGGAACGCAGTTTTCAGCTATCCAAGACAGAACATCAGATCCAGTTTGTTTATATACTCAATCAAATGTAGTTGATGGTAAATTCTCTCGCCAATTCGCAGCAGGAAAGACAATTTTCACTGCAGTGGAAGTTGAATATGCCGATGAACGTAACTTCTATCAAAAGGCGGTTGAGTACGTTGCAGATGATTTAATGATTGCTCGCTATGGCTATAACGTTAAGAAAATTACAGCTTACGGCTGTACAAGTCGTGGGCAAGCTCACCGATACGGGAAATGGGTATTAGAAACATCTCGTCTTGAACAATGTACTATTACCTTTGTAGTAGGTCGTCAAGGGTTATTGCATTTGCCAGGCGACATCATTGAAATTGCTGATAATGATTTTGCGGGTAAAACGCTTGGTGGACGAGTTGTAGCGATAAACGGAAAGACAGTAACGCTTGATCAATCTGTAGAAATTACTGGTAATAGCTATTTAAGTTATCTCAATGATGAAATGCAGTTGGTGAAAATCAAAATCATCAATGTAGATAATGCAAATAAATCGGTTGTTACATTAGAAACCAATCCTGTTGGTTTGAATGTAATGGATGATTGGGTATTAAAAACACC